TTGATGGGGACATATCAACTAGTGCGAATATAGCGTTTAGTAAAATAAATGCTTCACTTGCTATTGTAGATGGGAATATATCAACTAGTGCAGCTATTAGCGGTTCTAAAATAGCTAGTGGAACAATTACAACCACTCAAATAGCGGATGGAACTATTGTTGATGGGGACATATCAACTAGTGCGAATATAGCGTTTAGTAAAATAAATGCTTCACTTGCTATTGTAGATGGGGACATATCAAGTACTGCAGCTATTAGCGGTTCTAAAATAGCTAGTGGAACAATTACAACCACTCAAATAGCGGATGGAACTATTGTTGATGGGGACATATCAACTAGCGCGAATATAGCGTTTAGTAAAATAAATGCTTCACTTGCTATTGTAGATGGGAATATATCAACTAGTGCAGCTATTAGCGGTTCTAAAATAGCCAGTGGAACAATTACAACCACTCAAATAGCGGATGGAACTATTGTAGATGGGGACATATCAACTACTGCAGCTATTAGCGGTTCTAAAATAGCTAGTGGAACAATTACAACCACTCAAATAGCGGATGGAACTATTGTTGATGGGGACATATCAACTAGTGCGAATATAGCGTTTAGTAAAATAAATGCTTCACTTGCTATTGTAGATGGGAATATATCAACTAGTGCAGCTATTAGCGGTTCTAAAATAGCTAGTGGAACAATAACATCTACTCAAATAACAAATGGAACTATTGTTAATGATGATATATCAACTAGCGCGAATATAGCGTTAAGCAAAATAAACACTAATAATCCTACATTTACTGGACTTGCTAATTTGCCAGCTACAGTAATATCAGGACATTGTGTCCCTTCAGTGGGACCTATTTCTACTTATTTACTAGGTGGGCCAAGTTTTTATTGGTATGGGATTTATACTTATTATGTTTATTATGTTAGTCTCTCTCAACAAAGTGATGACCGGTTAAAACATAATGAATCTGTTATTATAAATGGATTAGACATTGTTGATAAACTAACTCCAAAGTTTTATCAAAAAACATTAGAAATGTTAGATGCTGATTATAATGGAGATTTAAGTGGACTTACTTGGAATTATGAAGCAGGTTTAATAGCTCAAGAAGTATTACAAATTCCTGACTTAAGCTTTTGTGTTAGAGGTGGTGACCATTATGATGAAAGTAACAATTTAATAAAAGAACCATATGGTGTAAATTATAATAATATTTTTGTATATGGACTAGCTGCTATAAAAGAATTACATACAAAAGTAAAAGCACAAGAAACAATTATAAATAGTTTAATAGCAAGAATAGAATCACTAGAAAATAGCTCTCAAATTTAGCTTAACAATCTAATACAATCCAATACAATCCAATTCAATCCAATCCAATCCAATCCAATCCAATACAATCCAATACAATCCAATCCAAATATTATTAATATATAAAAAATATATAACTATATATTAATAATACAATCACTTTCTATTACTTAATCGGCTTTTACCAACTTTTGTCTTAGTAAATTTATATTTAATAGTTTTTTTAAAACCTTCTTTTGGAATATATCTAAAAAAGTTCATATTATAAAGTCTGGATTTGCGCGAAAGTTCATTGCTCTTAACTTTATCATATATTTTCACTTTTTCTTCGCGTATATCTTCTAATGTTTGTTGTTTGCCATAGCATGTTACACTAAATCGCTTTAACAATCCTCTTTGCTCTAGTCGATTTTTGATTTGAACTTTAAATAAATATTCAGAAAGACACAATAGTCGGTTTTCATCATAATAAGGTCTATTTGCGTAAATAAAAATCAAGTAAAAACTCAAAATGGTGTCAATAGAGGCAACTTTGATTTTGCGCCCTTGTAGACTAATAACATTATAACTATGACATGCAACCGTTTTGTAAATAAACGCAATCGCATCATTATTAACAATTATTTCACAATGGTCGTCTACATATTCACCAATAGGCTTCTTTTTTCTAATAACAACATTTTTAAAGCCTTCATAATTAAGTTGTTCTTTTAATATTAACGCACTTGACATAGGGTTTTCGCTCAACATATCAAAATCAGGAATAGTATTGACTTGCGCGCGTTCTTTTTTGGGCATATATTGACTATAAAGTGACGCAGCATAACCACCAAAAAACACTAATCCTTGATTAATAAATGATGTTTTACAAACTTCATAAAGTTTGTCTCGGTCGCTATCTGAACCATCATAATCTCTCTGAAATTTTATAGATTTACAAAGCTCTCCTTTTAAAGGATAATTTTTGTTTAATAAAGTAATGCGTTTCAATATTTTCTCCCACCGCGATACATCGCCCATTGGTCTTGACAATTCAACATACATAGCCATACGCAAATAGTTAGGAGGGCAATAATTTATAGCATTTATTTTAATAGCTTTTTTGAATAAGTTTTTAAACAATGTTTTGTCTAAATAGGTTATGTCAGCAATAGGAATAAAATTAACAAACACTTTATATGTTCCAGCATGAACTGATGATTTTGCCTCTACTTCCTCATAACCAGCTTTATAATATATATTTGTTAACTTTGTTGCATATTCCATTGCTAATGGCGTAAAAAAATCATAGTCGGGTATTTCAATATCTTTGTTATAAAATCGGTCTTGTTCTGGTAATATATTATTTACAGCTGTTCCGCCGTAACATAGTGTATTATGTGTTCTTAAAAAGTCTTCTAATATTTCTATTATTTTTTTTATAGTATCAGATTGCACTAATTTTTTCCCTACTTCATAAGTAGCACTATCAATAGCATTTCGTAATATTTTTAATTCTTTTTCTTCAAAAGATTTCATAATAAATTATATAATATATTATATAATATATTGTGTTATTATAATATTTTTCCATAAAATAGAAAATAGAAAATAGAAAATTCTATTCTATATTAATCCTGTGATAAAAGAGATTGTAATGTACCAGCAACATCTGCTATTGGTGTATGACTTGTAAAAGGAATAATAGGAAAACTACTTGGAACATTCGCAATTAAATGATTAGGTTTTAAAATCCATGAATAGTTTCCCTTATTTGTAAATTGTGCTATATAACTTTCTAAATTTGCGTCTTTGGTTTGATATTTCATAGCTATAGCATTACAACCGAAACCATATGCTGACGCAAACTCATTGTTATTTACAGAATTATTCAAATTAGGCAATACAATAGCAAAACTTCTTTTTGTTTCATCTATGAACTGAGCTGTTTTTCCCGCAATTTCAGTATATCTATAGGTTTTACAATATTCACTTTTTCCCTTTAAATTAATATAAGTTTTCAATTTTGCTAATACATTATTTGTTTCTATTATATTATTTGATGGATAAAAATCACATATAACAATAACTGTTTTGTATAGATCTTTCATTTGGACGTTTAATATTGACCCAGTTGTATAATTATGTTGTTTCATTATGCGAAAAGTGGCACTATCCGTATCTGAAATAGCTAGATCTAAGTATTGTTCAAATAGTGCACCCATTTTTTCTAACATAGTCAAATTTGTGCTCATAACTCTAAAATTTAAAATCAAAGGATCGCGACTACAATTGGTATGAATAGCATCAAACGCTCGTGTTGTAACACTACTTAATACATCACCTAAATCTAAAGAGTTATATGTTTCTTTTATAAAGTTGCTATTTGCGGTGGAGGAAGCTACTATTGGTTTATTATTATATGAATAAATTTCAAAATCTAAAAATCGACATCCATTAGAAATGGTTTTTTCTAAAGCACATAAATTAACAAAATTATTTTTATAGCCATCACCACAACAACAATTATAAGCACTTTTAACATAATAATTTTTAAATATAGAATTAGATATATCAAATTTAGTTGTAGTTAGATCCGTTGCGCTACTTGCTACAACAGTATTAGCACTTGTAAAATAAGATTGTCCAATATTAGACTTAAAATATTTCTCTAATTTATCACACGTTCGTTGTTCTAATGCTAATCTATCGTATATCCAACCAAATAATATTAACAATATTAAAATTACAATACTCATTGTCATATACAAATATATTGGTGGAGTAGCGTTTTTAGTGTCATTAGGTGATTTAGTAAATCCAAAAGCCTCTTTAACAGTACTAATTATTGCATTCATTGAACTAATATTAATATATTAAAACATTTAATTTTAACTAAAATACTTTAGTAGTTTATTAATTAACTATTTTAACAAATTAACAAATTAACAAATTACTTTAATATTAGTATAAAATTATTATAGTATATAAATTATTAGACTATGGCGGGAGGACTATTAAACTTAATAGCTATTGGCGACCAAAATGTTATGTTGACAGGTAATCCTACTAAAAGTTTCTTTAAATCCACATATTCAAAATATACTAATTTTGGGTTACAAAAATTTAGGATAGACCAAGTCGGACAAAAAGAATTGGAGGTTTCAAAATCTACAACTGTCAGTTTTAAAATAGAACGTTATGGTGACTTATTGATGGATACTTATTTAGTACTAAAATTACCAGCAATATGGAGTCCAGTTTACTATTATAATAAATATAGTGATATTAGTGCTGTTTATAGACCATACGAATTTAAATGGATTAAGCATATTGGATGTCAATTAATGGAAGAAGTTAAAATAATGATTGATGGAATAACTATTCAAA